CGGCCACCCACCACAATCGCTGCCGGATATGCGGGGCGCCGACGCCCGCAGCGCACAAATCGGCGGCCCCGACTGCATATCCCAATGCTTCCAAGTCAAGGCGAACGTCGGAAAGCCACGCCCTTCCAAGCGCCGACGCAACCTGTTCTCCAGCGACAACTGGAGGGCGGCACTCGCGGATGAGGCGGGCGAACTCGGGCCAAAGGTGCCGCTCGTCCGCAGTGCCCTGTTGCTTGCCGGCGGCGCTGAAGGGCTGGCAGGGGCACGATCCTGTCCAGATTGGGCGCTCGTCTTCCCATCCAGCCAAGCGAAGAGCGGCAGACCATCCGGCGATGCCGGCGAAGAAGTGAGCCTGTGAGTATTTTTGTATGTCATCAGGTGCGACTTCCGTGATGCTGCGCGTATCCACGTCGCCCGGCGCGATATGCCCGGCCGCGATCAGGTTGCGCAGCCATTGCGCGGCGAATGGCTCGATCTCGTTGTAATAGGCGGCCATCACGCCGCCCGCTCCGGCGCCTTGCTGGCACGTTCCAGCGCAAGCTCATCCGGCGTGGCGCCGCCGCACGCGGCAACGTCGCGCCAGCGCGTGTCGGGCACGCCTTCCTTGCGCCATGTCGCGAGCGTGCGCGGCGATATGCCTACGGCTGCCATGAACGCTGCCGGGCCGCCGGCCGCCGCCACGGCGCGAGCTAGTGGGGATGCTGTCATCCGCCAAGCGTGGCGGCGGGCAGCGCGGGCGTCAAGCAAAAAATCTGCATAGCGGCGCGGAAAATCTCTTGCGGGGTTGCAGAATTCCTGCATGATGGTCGCAGGCACCAAATCGGAGGGCTGGCATGGAACATGACCCGGAAATCACTCAGGAGCAGGCCCGTGCGATGCTCGGGACGCTGCGTAAGGTGAAGTGGCTTTGGGGCTTTTGCGTGTTTGAGGACGGCTGCGCGTTCGATGTGGCGCGCCGCCAGGTGGACGCCGTGATCGCTGCCGTGGAGGCTTCGCGCCATGACTGACTACGTCCATGTGCTGCGCACCTGCGCGGCCGATATGACCAGCCGCAACGGCAGCTTTCGCTGGCCGGAGGCCGGGCTCGTGGAAGCGCCAGACTGGCGCGACGACGGCAAGTGCGGCGGTGGCTTGCACGGCCTTTTGCGCGGCGAAGGCAACGGCACCTTGCTGAATTGGGACACTACCGCACGCTGGATGGTGGTCCGTGTGCGAGCGGCCGATGTGCGCGACCTGGACGGCAAGGTGAAGTTCCCGCGTGGCGAAGTCGTCCACGTCGGCGACCGCCACAGCGCGACCGCCATGATCGTCAGCTTGCACCCGGAAGCACGCGCCATCGTCGGCTATACGTCCACGTCGGGCGGCGGCGGCACGTCCACGTCGGGCTATCGCGGCGCGTCCGCATCGGGCGACTACGGCACGTCCACGTCGGGCGACGGCGGCACGGCCACGGCGGGCTATCGCGGCACGGCCACGGTGGGCTACGAAGGCACGTCCACGGCGGGCGACTACGGCACGTCCACGTCGGGCGACTACGGCACGTCCACGTCGGGCTACGGCGGAACGGCCACGTCTGGCGGCTACGGCACGTCCACGTCGGGCGAGGGCGGCACGTCCACGTCGGGCTATCGCGGCACGTCCACGTCGGGCGATCGCGGCACGTCCACGTCGGGCTATCGCGGCACGTCCACGTCGGGCGATCGCGGCACGTCCACGTCGGGCGAGGGCGGCACGTCCACGTCGGGCGAGGGCGGCACGTCCACGTCGGGCGACTACGGCACGTCCACGTCGGGCGAGGGCGGCACGTCCACGTCGGGCGACTACGGCACCATTGCCATCTGGCGCTACGACGGTCGTCGCCGCAGGCTCGTGGTCGGCTACGTCGGCGAGAACAACATCAAGCCCTACGTCGCATACAAGCTTAACGACGCGGGCGAATTCGTGGAGGCAAGCAAGTGACCTACGGACACGCGCCGCAGACGCTTTTCCCGGACGCTACCAGCGCCGATGACATCGCATACTGGCGCCAGGTTGCCGCGTTCCGCGCGAGCGAGTGTTACCGCCTCGCGGACGAAATGGCAACGAAGCTCGATCAGACGGCGGCGCATTGGGAAGCGGACGCCGCCGCGCCGTTGAAGCGCGTTGCCGCGCTGCTTCACGACGCGGCGATGATCGTGCGGGGGATGAAGGCATGATGACGCTCGCGGACATGCAACGCATGGCGCGCGAAGCCGGCGAGGCGCGGCTTGCCGCCGCCCTGGCGCGGGTCGTGACGCCGGCGAAGAAGGACGAGGAATTGCAGAACGCGGCCAAGGCGGCCGGCGTTGCAACGTGCGAAGGAAACACGGACCATGGATGACAAGGAACTGCGGGCGCAGCTGGTGCAGGGCCTGCTTGCGAACGGGACGCCCGTCGAGGACATTGCCGAGAAGGTGGCGCGCCTGCTGGGCATCATCGGCGCGGCGCCCGACGCCGCGAAGGCCGAGAAGCCGCGCAAGGAGCGCAAGCCGCGCCCGCGCAGCCCGATGACGGATGCGATCCTGAATATGTGGGCAGACGAACGTCCGGCGCCGTCCATCGCCAATCGCGTCGGCTGCACGACGGCGCACGTCAAGAACGTCGTCAAGTATGCGCGGGTTATTGGCGATCCACGCGCCGTTCCGCGCTGGTTCATGAAGCCGGAACACGCCGCCAGGCGGCGCGCGATTCTGGCCGAGCGTCACGCCAAGCGCCGCGCTGCGAACGGGGCGCCGCCGTGCGCGCCGTGATCGAGGATATCCTGGCCCTGGCGAGCGTGCTTTGCGCGTTCGCCGGGTTCGCGCTTCTCATGGTGGGGCTTGGGATCTGATGACTGACTACGTCCATGTGCTGCGCACCTGCGCGGCCAATATGACCAGCCACGGCGGGTTTCGCTGGCCGGAAGCCGGCCCGGTGGAAGCGCCGGACTGGAGCGACGATGGCGAGTGCGGCGGCGGCCTGCACGGCCTTCTACGCGGTGAAGACGACGACGGCTTGCTGAATTGGAACAGCGTTGCACGTTGGCTGGTGGTCCGCGTGCGAGCGGCCGATGTGCGTGACCTGGGTGACAAGGTGAAGTTCCCGCGTGGCGAGGTTGTCCACGTCGGCGACCGTCACAGCGCGGCCGCTCTGATCGCCAGCTTGCACCCGGAGGCACGCGCCATTGTCGGGTATACCGCCACGGCGGGCTTCGGCGGCACGGCCACGTCGGGCGACTACGGCACGTCCACGTCGGGCGACTACGGCAGGTCCACGTCGGGCTACTACGGCACGTCCACGGCGGGCGACTACGGCACGTCCACGTCGGGCTACGGCGGAACGTCCACGGCGGGCTATCGCGGCACGTCCACGTCGGGCGAGGGCGGCACGGCCGCGTCGGGCGACGGCGGCATCATTGTCATCTGGCGCTACGCCGGCGGTCGCCGCAGGCTCGTGGTCGGCTACGTCGGCGAGAACGGCATCAAGCCCAACGTCGCATATAAGCTCAACAATCTAGGCGAATTCGTGGAGGCTTCGCGCCATGACTGACCAGAACGGCTGGCCCGACGCCAGCAAGCCCGGCTATCCGAAGCACCCAGAGCGGAGTGGGCACCATGCGCTGCGTTCACGCGCGCAGCCCGAAATCGTGTGGTTCGTGGAGTGGGTCGCTCGCCAATGTGGCTGGCGCCTCGGTCAAGGCCCTAGTATCATGCCAGAAAGCCTGGCGCGCTATTGGACCTACGACACGGCGCTTTACACCGAGGCCGAAGTCGCCGCCGCCCAGCGCGAAGGGATGGAGGAGGCGATCAGGATTATCCTGAGCGGCAAAGAAGTCGCACACACTGAGGGCACGACCATCACGCACACCGAAGTCCAGGACATGACGGAGGAAGAAGCCGTCGCCGCCATCCGCGCCCGCATGGAGGAGATCAAGCCATGACCCGCGCCGAACTTCTCGCCCTAGCGGCCCGCGTTGAGGCGGCGACCGGGCCGAAGCGCGCGCTTGATGTTATGATAGAAGATGCGCGCGGGTGGCCTGATGCACTGTTTACCGGCGACGCACAGCGATACACCCGCAGCCATGACGCCGCCCTGTCGCTGGCGTCCAAGTGGCATGTAGTTGCATGGGGCGACATGGTTGCAGATGGGCTGCCTGGAGCCGTGCTGCTGCTCAGCACCGATCCTGTGCGATACGCCTTCAGCGTAGCACACGGCACGCGGGAGAGCGGCGTCCTGGCGCGTGCGATGACCGCCGCAGCCCTGCGGGCGATGGCAGAGGGGGCGGCGGATGAGTGACCTATGGAAGCCTGCCCGCGTCAAGCAAGCCAATGCGGCGCTGGATCGGCTTGAGTTGCTGCAATTGGCGGCCGAAAAACTTAAGAAGGCGCGGGGCATTGAGTTAGAGATACACGGCATCGGCTGGGTCAAGGTGCCGTGCCTTGCGCCTGGCGCGGTGCGCGCGCTTCTTCATGGGGAAATCGCGCAACGCGTCGAGGAATTGCGGGGGCTTGGCGTAAATGTCCCGCCCGATGGGGCGCCCGCCGATGCCTGACCAATGGAAAATTATTCCAGGCGTGCGTATTCCCATCGGCACCCGGTTGCGCGTATTCTCGGACGTGCTGGCGAGCATGGATGCCGTCCAGCGCGGCGCGCCCGTCATGCGCCAGCGCCGGCAATTCCGTCTCGCGATGGAAAAGCGTAAGCGCATTAGGCTGCGCGTGTGGAGGGAAAACGTGCGATGACAGATTATCAATCGTTCCTGGCATCCAAGCGCCCCGTGGCGCTCGCCACCGGCCTTGACGTTGTGCCGACGCTGCACCCCGGCATGAAGCCGCACCAGCGCGATTGCGTCGCGTTCGGGCTGCGGCAGGGCCGCTTCGGCCTGTTCCTCGATACGGGCCTCGGCAAGACGCTCTGCGAGCTGGAATGGTGCAAGCACGCCGCTGCCGCGACGAACGGCTACGCGCTGATCCTCGCGCCGCTGGCGGTCGCGTCGCAGATCGCCCGCGCGGAAGGCCCCAAGTGGGGCTTTGAGGTCAATCAGATCCGGGAGCAGTCGGACGCGCGGCCTGGCATCAACGTGTGCAACTATGACCGCCTTGACCGGCTTGACCCGGACGCTTTCGGCGCGGTCGCGCTTGACGAAAGCTCTATCCTCAAGTCGTTCTCGGGGAAGACAACGCGCGCGCTGATCGGCGCTTTCGCCGGGCACCGCTTCCGCCTGGCAGCGACGGCCACGCCTGCGCCTAACGACTTCATGGAGATCGGGACGCATTCCGAGTTCCTGTCCGTCATGGACAGCAACGAGATGCTTTCGCGGTTTTTCATCAACGACACGGCGCAGGCGTCGCAACAGTGGCGGATCAAGCGACATGCGGAACAAGCGTTCTGGGATTGGATGGCGTCATGGGCGAGGATGGCCGAGACGCCTGCCGATCTCGGGTATGACGCATCGGCTTACGTGCTGCCGGAATTGCGCGTGCATAGGCACCGCGCGGCCGGCGACGTGCGGGCGCCTGCGGGCGCGCTGTTCGCCATGGAGGTTTCCGCAACCACGCTGCACGACGTGAAGCGCCAGACTGCGGAGGCTCGCGCCGCCGCGTGCGCGGCGCTGGTGCCGGCAGGCGAGCCATGCCTGCTGTGGTGCGATACGGACTATGAAGCCGACGCGCTCAAGGCGGCCATCCCGGAGGCGGCCGAGGTGCGCGGCTCGCACACGGCCGAGCGTAAGGAGGAAACGCTTGCCGCGTTTTCGGAAGGTCGCGCGCGTGTTCTGATTACGAAGCCGTCCGTCGCTGGGTTCGGGATGAACTGGCAGCACTGCGCGGCGATGATTTTTGCTGGCCGGTCGTTCTCGTATGAGGCATGGTATCAGGCCGTGCGGCGCTGCTGGCGGTTCGGCCAAAACAAGCCGGTGGACTGCCATCTGATCGTGGCGGAGGGAGAGGACCAGATCGGCCGCGTGATTGAGCGCAAGTCAACCGATCACACGCGCATGAAGCGCGCCATGTCCGAGGCAATGCGCCGCGCGATGGCGGCCGAGGCAGGCGTGCGCGTTCCGTATCAGCCAAACCACAAGGGGGAGTTTGCATCATGGATTTCAGCAGCTTGAACAGCGCGCGCGGCGAGACCTGGCAGGCGATCCATGGCGATTGCGTGGACGTGCTGCGCCAGATGCCGAGCGAGAGCGTCGGGTTCAGCGTCTACTCGCCGCCGTTTAGGGACTTGTTCGTCTATTCGGATAGCGAGGCCGACATGGGGAATTCGTCCTCGGACGACGAGTTCGAACGGCACTACGCCTACATGGTGCGGGAGAAATTCCGCGCCACCAAGCCGGGGCGGCTGAGCGCCGTTCACTGCATTGACCTGCCGACGCGGAAGTGGAAGGACGGTTACATTGGACTGAAGGACTTCCCCGGGCAGATCATCAAGACCCACGAAGACGCGGGATGGATATACCATTCCCGCGTCACGATCTGGAAAGACCCCGTTGTTGAGATGACGCGGACCAATGCCAAGGGGCTCGTCTATGGGCAACTGGTCAAAGACAGCGCGGCGTCGCGGGTCGGGCTGCCGGACTATCTCGTGGTTTTCTCCAAGCCTGGCGAAAACCCGGAACCAATCCCGCACGACATGGGCGAAGAGACTGCGCGCAGGCTTGGCCGCGAGGCGCGGCGCACCATCGGCGCGCACACGATCCCGTTGCCGATGTGGCAGGAATGGGCTTCGCCCGTTTGGATGACCGTCAACCAGACGAACGTCCTCAACGTCAAGGCTGCCCGCGAGCAAGCGGACGAAAAGCACCTCTGCCCTTTGCAACTCGACGTGATCGAGCGGGCGCTGCTCCTATGGAGCAACCCCGGCGATGTGGTGCTTAGCCCGTTCATGGGCATCGGGTCCGAGGGGCATTGCGCGCTGAAGCACCGCCGGAAGTTTATCGGCGTGGAATTGAAGGATTCCTACTGGCGCCAGGCGTGCAAGAACCTCGACGCGGCCGAGCGCGGCGCGTCGGATCTGTTCGCAGCCTGAGATACTATCGCAGGGCGATAGCGTGAACCTGTAAGGGTTGCTTACAGGTTCACGCCGCCAGCGCGGCGGCATACCGCTTTCGCACGTCGGCCAGGCCGTTGTGCCCGCCGTTGATGGCCTTGCGCCACGCGGCCACGTCGCCAGCGTCGGCCAGCGCGTTGCAGCCTTTCCATACCGCCCAAGTCCATGCCGCGATCATCGCCGCGTGCCGCTCGTCGGCGGCAAGGTCGGGCGTTTCCTCCAAAGGGAGAAGCAGCGCGGCGCCAGCGCGGGCGTAGGCGTCCCGGCCGGTAAGCTGGATTAACCCCCGCCCGCGATATCGCCACCCGTCGCCGGATGCCTCGGCGCCGTTCCCCAGACGCGAGGCGTAGGCGCGATTGGCGATGGCGGCCTGCTGCGCCGCGCGCCCGTCATCGCGGCCGAGCCTTTCGGCCACATCGCGCGGAAAGCGCGCCCGCCAGGTCGTTTGCAGCCCGGCAACGCTATAGTTGAGATTTTCAGTCAGGATTGTCCCGTCCGCGCTTTCGTGTGCGATGGTCGCGGCGAAGGCGGCCAGCCGCACGCCGGGACGGATGGCAAACCGCTCGCACGGGGCGGCTAGGTGCCGCGCCCATCGTTCGAAAGCAACGAAGCCGGCGGCGCGCAGCACGTCGGGCAACGAAGCGTGAGGCGCGGGCGCCGTGACCGGATGCGGCCGCGCGAACATCGTGCGAAGCATTTCGAGGCTCATCGCGCGCACACAGCCCGATTGAACGCCCGGTCGCCCGCCATCGCGTCCATCATCCGCCGCAGCGCCGGCGCCGTCGCCAGCTCGTCCGCCGCCTGCATCTGAAGGTCGCGCGGGAATTCCGTCACGCGCGGGCATGGCCTAGAAGCGACCGTCTCGCATCCGGCCAGCAGCGCCATCGCGCTGAGCATCAGCAGCCGCCGCATTGCCTCGGTCCTCCGCCTTCTGGTGAGCCTTCGCCGCATCCGCCGCCGCCGCGTCCCGCCCCGCCTTCTGGCCGCGCAGAAAGACGGCGCCGATGGCCGCCAGCATCGCCCCCGCCGCTGCGAGCCATACTGTCACGCGCGCGGGGATCATTTGCTCTCGGGCTTCGCGGCCGAGTAGGCGCCTAGCATGGCGATCACGACATATATTCCCGCTTCCCATGCTTCCTGGCTGTTCCCGGCGCCGCTCACAGCAAACAGGACAACCGCCAGGCTGCGCAAGGTGCCAGGCTCCGCGAGCCTCGCGCGGACGAATTCAACCACGGCCTTCATCGCTGCGAAATCTCCGCTGCCAGTTTGCGCCTGAGCGCCCATGCTACATCCTGCCAGGCGTCGGCCTCCATGACGAAGCCGCCAGGCGTCACGACTTCCTCGCGCGCCCATGCCGCAACCGGCGCGCCGTATGTGTTGACCGCCAGGACGTTCAAGCGCACGTCCGCGTCTATCAGAGCGTCCCGGACAGCCGGGATGCGCGAGTTATCGTCACTCGGCCCGTCCGTCACAAGATCAATCACGCGACGCTCGCCCGCACACGGGGCTTGGTCAAGATACCGCAGCGCGTAACCGAGCGCGGCGGCCGTGTAGGTGGACGCGTTCCCCGGCCTGCGCGCGGCCATGACCTCGCGCGCGATGGCCGCCGCGTCTTCCGGCGCGTCCACCACGCGCCAAGGGACCATGACGCGCGGAGTGTCCGAAAACCCGATGACCGCGACGGCGGTTGTCCCTTGCGCCGCCATCGCGCGGCCTATGGCGGGATCTGCCAATGCGTCCGCGTGCGCTTCTACCTGAGCGTGCCACGCATGGTCAGGGACGGACGCGGATGCGTCCAGAAGCAGGACCAGGGCAAGGCCGCAGATCACGGCGAGGCTTCGGGAACCAGGCCGATACGCTCCAGCTTCCACCCGCGCGATTGCAGCGGGCGAAGCATGGCGTTTGCCGTGACGAAATACGCCGCCCGGTGCGACGATGACCCCCAAAACAGGCCGAGCTGGCCCTCGGCCACGGCGAGGCTTTCCGCCAGCGCGGAGGTAGGGTCGCGCATGTCAATCGTCGTCATCTGCTCTGAGGACATAGGATGCAGCGGAGATATCATCGCTTCGCAGTCCCTCCCTTCGTCCGCAGTCCGGGCATTTGAACACGAGCGGCGGCTTTATCCTCGCCTCCGCCCATTCCGCCCCGCAGTTTTGACACTCCAGACTTAACTCGATGACCGGGCCGGGAGGCAGCCGCGCGAGGGCGCGAATTCGCCCTGTGAGCGGGCTTCGCTTCCTCATGGATCACCTCGCCGCGCCAGAAGGCTTGCCCGCGTAGCACCTCGCAGAATTCCGGCGGCAGCATGAAGCCTTCCCGGAACGTCAACACGGCGAAGCCAGATCCCCAATTCTTGGGCGACGCCTCGGCGTAGTCGAACTGCGCAAACCGCGCCTCGCTCAGTGTGCCGGTATCCACGCCGTAGCGCCGGCCGGAGTAGTCGGTCCAAGGCGTCGCGCAGAGCCTGTGCAAATGCCCGGTCACAATGGACCGCCCCGCCTTCAGGACGTTGTTGTATGCGCCGTGGACGCCGTTGTGCCAGCGATGCTTGACGACAGTGCCGCCGTTCACCTCGAACGCCCATGCCTCGCGCCAGTCGGGCATGTGGTCCCGCAGCATCATGCCGGCGAGGTGCCGATAATCCGGGACTTGCGTCGCAAGGCGACGGTCAAAGCGCAGATCATGATTTCCGATGGTGCGGGCAAGGATTGCGCCGCGTGCGGCCTCGGCGATTTCCGCCATATACGCCTTGACGGTTTCAAGCTCCTGATGAACGGATGGAAGGTTCTGCCATCCGTCCGGATCGTGGCGCGATATGCTTGCGCCGTCGAATACGTCGCCGTTCGCGATGACTGCCTTCGGCTTGACCTCGCGGATGACCTTCAACAGCGCGTCATGCGCAATGGTGCGCGGCGTTCCAGGCCACCAATGCGCGTCGGAAAACACGACAACGGTCCCGTAAGGGACGGCGAGCGGCGCCATCTGCTCGTAATTCCGCACGAGCGCGGTAGGGGCGTTGTGCCCGCCTGGCAGTGGATTGGTCGGGAGGAAATACCCGTTGCGTTCAAGCCGCCGGCGGCGGTGCATGATGTTGCAAGGCTCGATGTTGAGCCGCTTGCCTACGGCGGTCGGGGAGCCGCCGCACTCGTTCCAGATTGCGACGAATTCAGCGGCGGTGCATTTCGGCGCTGCCACTACGCCGCCCCGAATACGCGGCGCAGGAACAGCACGAGCGGATCGCCCGCGCTGATCGCTGTAAGCAGAATGCCAATGCCGCCGATGGCGATGTTTAGCTTGAAGTTGATCGCGCGATATCGCTCGCCGCATACCGCGTCGTGCACGGCAAAACGTGTTTCCAACGCGGCGACGCGGGCCTCATCAACCGGCAATTCGCTCATGACCCCCAAACGCTCCCTTCGTAACACATCCCGGCGCATGGACGCGCGCGAAAACATCGTCAAAAGTCAAGCGGAAAGGTGCAACCGTTGCGTGCGCTGGATTACAACCGCGCGGAGAAGGAAACCGTCGCGTCGTAGATGATGTAGAATCCGCCTGCTCCGGACGACGTGACCGAAAACTGCGCACCGCCCGTGCCGATATTCTCGATGATCGCGCTCGCGACGTTCGTCGGAAAGCTGGTGGAATTCGTGGAGGTCGGGGCAACTCGCATCTCGACGGGAAAGCTAACATGCGCCCGCTGCGCCCACGCCCCGCTGCTGTCGAACCCCTGCACCAGCATCGCGCGTCCCGTCTTCCACCAATACCTCTGACACGCCGCAAGCTCGTCCTCGTAGCGCGGGAATTCATAGGTCGGCGCCACGCTGCTGCCAGCTGTGTCCACATACAACGCAACGTCGAACAGATCGAACGTCGCGCTGCCCGTGCCCATGAAATTCGTTTGCGCCGAAGTCGTGATGATGTCCGCCCCGGTCCACGTATTCGCGGCGCCCTGGAAGTCCGTCCCGGCCGCCAGGCACCACCGGACCATAAGCCCCGCCGTCTCAGCCGTCGTCCACGTCCCGGCCACGTCGCCAGGAATGACAACCGTGCGCACAACGTCCGTGGAGACTTCCCCCGCCGCGATCTGGTAGGTGGTCGCATAGGAGCGATTGACCGCGCCGTTGCAGATCGAAAGGCCGAACGTGCCAGAGACGGACGAACGAACGCCGAACCGCAGAATGAGCGCCTTCGCGCCGCTCGTGCCGAGAAGCGCGTTGCTCACGCGCCAGCCCTCGATCTGCTGCCGGAGCATATAGTAATTCGCCGCCGCTATCGTGCCGTCGGATACCTGCGCCGTCGCGCGCAGCCGATATGGCGAGCCCTGCGGCGTCACGGTAGCGTTCTGCGCGACGCGCAGCGTCCCGCCCGGCGTGGTGGAAAGCACCGCCTCCCATTGATCCAGCGTGTATGCCGCCCCTGTGGTGGTATCCACGTTGGACGTAGTGTTCTGCTGCGAAATCAGCATCGCGCCGTTCACGATCCTGTTCGCGTAGAACACCGGGGAAACGTCGGGCGCCTCTACCGCGATCTCAACATAAGGATCTGCGGTCCAGATGGTCGCGTTGTCCGCGTCCTTCAGGATGACCTTGTATTCCTCGCCGCTGATCAGGAAGATTTCGCCAAACCGCCCCGCGCTGTCCGCGATCACGGGATTGGCGTTTGCCACGGTCAGGCCCGCATCGGAATAGGTCGCGAGCGGCGTGGACGTGCCGGCGATGTAGAATTCCAGCTTGCCGCCTGGGATGGGGTCGCCGTTGCCGTCAAAGGCAGTCGCGCGCGGCATAAAGAAGCGTTCGGCCATGGGTTAGAATTCCATGCTTGAGGATGACCGCCGCCAAGCGCGTTGGCGATGGGCGCAATTCGGAATGGCGTGCGTGTTCGGATGCGCAGCGTTCGTCGCGCTGCATCCCTCGCCGGAAAACCCCAAAATCCCGCTATTGGGCGGTTTGGTCGCTGGGTTCGGAGGGAGTTACGTTGCGACGTTCTGCGTGGTATGGGCGCGCTACGGATGGAAGTCGGCGCGCTCCATGCGGATGGGTTAGCGTGCGCCGTTGGTCAGTGCGGCGCGCGTTTCCGAAAGTCCCTGTTGCAGCATCAGCGCGGCCAAGGCATTGCGGGATGGCGCCCCCTGCGGCAATGCCTGGTTTTGCAAATACCGCTGCACGGGCGGCAGCATATAGACTTCTTGAACCGCGCGCGGGACCGCCGCGCCAGCCGCGAGCGTCAGCGGGTCAACACCCGCCACGCCCGCGCCGGTCAATGCGCCCATCATCGCGGCCCTCGGCGCCGTGCCAGACTGCGGCATCGGGCGCATGAACATCTGCCCGATACGGGAGAGTTCCGTAAGTTCGCCTCGGCCTAGAGCGTAGGCTCGCCGGTCGCGCGCGTTGACGGCGTTGCGGAGGAGCAGAGGCGAGATGTTGCCTTCCGCCACGTTTTCGCCGGCGCCGATGGCGCGCTCAATCGTCCGTTGCGCGGAATACTGGCCTCGCACAGCGCGCCAAGCGTCTTGCATGTCAGGCGGAACGGAGCGCCCCGCGACTTCATCCAAAGCGTCGCGCAGTTGGCGCAGCGCCTGCGAAAGCGCGGGGTCGTTCTGCTGATACGCTGAGACTTGCCGCGTCAGATCCGACCGCGCCTGCTGATAGACCGCCCCGTCAAGCGTGGTGCGCGGTTGCCCGGTCGCGGCGTCGGTCAGGATGTCGCGGACATAGTTCCCGAATACCGCGCGCTGTTGAGACGGCAGTTTGTTGCCGTAGCGATTTGCCGCGACGGAAACCGCCGAGACAAAGGGCGCGTCAAACTGAACTGTGGTTTGCGACGCAAGCCGCGTGAACTCGTTGCCGAGCCTTTGGGCGTTTGCGGCCAGCACGTCCGGCGTAGCCAAGTCGTCAGCAATGCCCGCGCGCTGCAAGACAGCGCGATTGAAACCACGGCGCGAGGCATCCGCGATGCCCTGTTGGCGGCCTGCCGTGGTCGGGAGACTTTCGAATGCGCCCTCCATGTAGCGGAGCGCCTGATTGCCGGTTGCCTGTCCGGCCGTAAGGGGGATGCCCTCGCGACGCGCTGCGTCGGCCAACGCCTGCCGTTCGGGCGACATGGGGAACGGCGTCACAGCCCGGCGCGCGGCACTTGCGATAACGGGCGTGGCAATGGCAGCAGCAGTCCCAAGGAGAGGGTTATCCGTGGCGTCGCCAACAGCCCCGCCAACAGCACCCGCCACGCCCTGCAAGACAGGCTGCGCGGCCAGCATCCGCCCCACGCCCTGCGCCACGCCGCCCGCCTGCGCGCCGCGCGCAACGGCAGTCGCAGGGACAAGCACGGACGCCGCGTCCGCGATCCCGCGCCCCGCGCCCTGCGCCGCCCGCTCAAGCGTGGTTTCGGGTGCTTGCGGAGCGCCGGTAACATACTGGATGCCCTGTCGCGCCCAATCCGTGTATTGACCGGGCGCCGTGGTCGGGATGCCAACGGCGCGAAGCCCAGACGCCACTAGATCCGGCGCGGCGCCAAGCGTCTGCGCGAGGCCCTCGTTGAACCCTTGCCCGACCATGCCTGCGGTGCGCGCGACACGCTCCCCGGTGCCGCGCTGAGAGTTGCGCTCGGC